TCATAATAAAGTTACTTCTATTATATGTTCTAAATTTATTTCAATATCATTTAGAAATAATCTTTTATTTAAGATATCGATATGAAGCAAATACCCAACAATAATTTTATGGTCGTGATCTGCAAAATACTTAATCCTTATCTGTAAATCATTTTCTAACGCATCCTGCAGCAACAGATTATTTTCTGCTATCTGCTGTTCATCGATTTCAGGCATTTCTTTATGATCTTGTTCCTCCCACATTTTGTTTAATGCTTCGATGTGTTCAGGCAACATGATCGATGTCCATTTCATCGTACCTCTATCGTTAACTTTCATACTACCGCCCTTTCTTTTATAGGGACAATGGCTAACAAATTATTAATTTTAAAAGTACGTCTTGCTCCACGTAAATAGCAATATGCTGTAAAGGTAGCGCTATTGATTTTAAGAACTCGTATAGTCCTCTTAGTTACTTTACTCTTATCGTCCATGTACATGATCTGCAACGTTCTATTTAATTTTACATACTTTATTAATTCGTTACGCACATTCGTTCCCCTCCTTGACTCAATTATAAGAACGGTTGTTCCTGCTGTCAAGAGGAAATATATTGAAGCTGTTAACCTAAACTTAACCTTCATTTGTTATATTTTATCTAATTAAACAAGATAAAAGAGGTGTTTTTTATGCATCAAGAAGTATTCAAGAAAAACTTTTTTGTGGTTATTATCCTACCTGTTGCAATCTTTGTTATTATGTCGATAGCATTTAGGGGTATATATTCTATAGATGGGTCTGTACCTATTTGGGTGTTAGTATTTTATATCATACCTGTGGCTTTCGCCATTGGTGGTCAGGTTGAAAAAGTAATAGTTGAAGACGGAATGTTATATTATAAACATGGATTTATTATTAAAAAACAAGATGAAGTTTCATTAAATGAGGTCTCCCGAATTGAAGTAAGGGCTGTTAAAGAATGGGTTAAAGACAGTGATGGAAAAAGTGAACTTAAAACGAACAAATATGCTTACGTATTAGGTGAATCAGGTCAAATCTTCTTTACTTTTAATGCTGATTTTATTAGAAAAAGAAATAGACAAAGATTTGAAGATGCCGTAACTACATTCAATCCAACTATCGAGGTATCTTAATAATGTCGTTATTAACCTAGTTAGGGATAAACACACCATAATGTAACTTATTTCAGCAAACAAAAGAGGGCAATTAAGCCCTCTATTTATTTGTCAAAAACAACATAAATTATTCCCAAAATTATTTTTTACTTAATATCCTTTCGATTTAAGCACTGCTTGTAACTTCTTATGTGTATTCGGACCATATACCCCATCAACTTCATACGGTAAGTAAACCATCTGGAATCGTCTAATTGCATCCACTGTTTTAGGTCCTAGTATTCCATCAACAGCACCGCACTTGAAGTAAACAGCATTAAGGGCGCGTTGTAATTGTTTAACGTTATTCCCTCGAGATCCGTTCCTTAAAATACCACTTGGTAATGGGTAAGTCTCCTTTTTGGTATTCGTTTTAAGTTTAGTCACTGTAGCAGAACCAGTTTGCGTTTTAGGTGGCGTGTAAGTTTGTGTTTTCAGTGAGATATTAGGTTTCACTCCTGCTCGCAATTGCGCTAAAGAAAGTCCACCTGTCATTTGGATATGCGGATAGTCTTTAAAACTTTTCCAATCTCCACCCCACTCAAATCCAAGAGACTTTGCAATTTCCACCACTCTCCGCCAGTTTGCATTCACAGTCCAACTAGCGGTTTTTCCCGCTTTATTGGTCAAAAAGAAATCTAATGCTAATCCAAAGTTATGCATAGATTGACCGCCCCGAGCATTTGTAACAATTTTGCCTGGTGCAGTACGCCCTTTTGCATACAGTTTATTTTGTTCAGCATGTGATCGGTAGCCATCGCTAAACAAAACATAAATACCTTCTTTATAAGCACGTCTGATAATTTCTTCAGCACCTTTTTTAATTACTGGATGCACGTTTCCAATACGATTTAACGCCTTATTTACTAAATTTTCAACAGACATTTCAATATCCCCTTTCTAAATTTTAAAAAGAGTAACGATTTATTCGCTACTCTTATCTCCATTTAAGATTCTTGAAATAAACGTCCTAAATAATTCACCTTTTTTACCATCTTCCGTCAATTCTAGATGTGATAAAATCGAATTTATTTCACTGACTAAATATCCAATAAAAAGTGTAACTACAGCTGGTATCGCAATCTTTTCTGGTACAAGTAAAAATGCGACAATCATAAAGAGTACCAATACGATAAAATACATCATCTTTTTAATGATTCCGTAAAGAGCAATGCCACTCTCAAATTTAACATTGCTATTAAACCTAGCATTTACCCATCCAAAACTAAAATCAGTCGTACTTGCTACGATAATAATTGCTAGTAATGCGATTATTAATCGTATTCCTTCTACCTGTGTCAAACCTTCTAACAATGCAACCATATCCATTTATCTCACCCTTCAATTTTAATTTTTGGCATAAAAAAACACCCACAGATGTGAGTGTTGAAAAAGATTACTCTTATTGAAATATCAAAGATGTTCTATTATCAAGCTTCAAAAGTTCTTTTTCACTTTTCAATATGTTCTTATGAAGATTTAGAGACTCTTTTTTAATTTTTAAGAAATTTTCTAAAAAATCATCGTTTATTAAATTCCTTGCGATTTCCCATGCATTTTCTTCTGCACTATAACTATTAAACGCATACTTGTTAAACAACCTTTCATTAAAACCATTATCGTAAATATTTTTTAGCGCCTTTGTCATTTGTGTGTCAATATCATTCAAATCAGGATCCAGAACATGACCTACTTCATGTAAATATATTATTGATGCATACTCTTTTATATCAATATGATTTTCATTTGCGCTCTCTTTCATCAGTATTTCATTTATTAATATTGTAGATTCAACAGGAACATATAAAGCCTCTTGTAACATTTCATTGTCCTTTTTAATTATCAAATTCGATTCCGCATCAGTAAATGAGTCTTTTAGAAATTCAATCAAGTCAACCACCATATTTCCCTCCTTGTCCCCATCATACGACAAGAAGGGAAATTTAACCATAAAAAATACACATTTGAATCAACACTTGTTGCATATCGTAATCCTAGTTACCTACCTTAGAACTATATATAGATCCACTTGTCCTCATACTGCCGTTTTGTTCTCCACAATATGGACATTCGATATACTCTGTCATTTTATTCCCAGGGTAATGATCACCGTGAATTGACCATGTAAAAGGCTTTTTACACTTACCGCATGTAGCTTTGTTCGCGCTAGGGTTTTGCATATGATTATAAATACTCAATTCAGACACCACCTTTTTTTACTAAGCATACCAATACTTAATAAAATGGTAAAGATTTTGTTACATGATTGACTGAGTCGTAAAAATAACGCCTATTCAGCGTTTATCACTTCCTCTTCATTTTGCAATACCTCCAACTCATATTTTAATCTTTCAATTTCTCTTTCCCTCTCAGACAGTTCAGGCACAAAAATAGTTTCACCCTCTTTAACTCTTAATTTTGGAGTGAAACCATCTAAATATAATTCACATTTGTCGATTTGATCTGCTACATAATTATCAACAAAAAACTGAAAGCCTTGGTCTGTGCTAACAACTCTATTTCCAGTTTTTATACTGGTAACATTATCATTTTCATCTAAAACAAAAAAGACTTTAATTCGTCCTGGTGCATTTCTCGAATACGTTTCTATCAATTTAATCACCTTCTTATAAAAAGTCAGTTTGAACAACACGCGGTATTCTAAATCGAGCAATTTGTGTTGCATTATTCCACGATAAATTCCATCCGATTCTAAGATCAATCGTTCTGACTTCATAGCTTGGTTTACCCATGTCTATTATTATATCTTTTACACCCCTATCGCCAAGTTCATAGATTTCATCATAAAACATACTTGTATATCCTGAGGGTGCGGATGTTTCTTCACGTAAATGTAACCTATGCTTACCTACTTTACTATTTACAGCAATTTGGTAAGTGATTCTTAAATACCTTGCACTATGAACGAACTCGTATCTTTGGAATCTAACTGTATAATGCCTGGTAGAATCTCTAATATCTTCTGTTAAAACAGAAGGAGTTCCTCTACCATCCAAACTTCCATATTCTTGTTGGTAAAATCCATTGTCTGGATAGAAAGCTTCAAATCGATGTCCCCCTGTTGACATTCGCCCCATTTCCATAAAGTGCGGATCATAACTACTTATTGCATAATCGTTACGAGTCATTCCGTCAGTCATCCAAACCGCGAGGTCTGGACGAGTGATCGATATACTTCTATCATCGATCGTTACGCGGTTATTACCAATCGTAACTTTCCCTTGTGCATTAACTACAAATTGATCATTAATATTTAATCCGGCAAGTGATTTAATGTGCTTGGCTTCAAGCTTTCCTGTTATATTTACTCTGTCAAAATCTAATAATGCTCTATCCGGTGACAAATTAAGTTCACCAAATGCGCCATTCTTTGATACTTTAGCATTGATTTCTCCTGGTAGAACATCTAATTTACCCTCTGCCGATTTGACACGTCCTTCGACCGAATCTAGATCATCTTGACTAGCTTTAAGTTCTACTTTACCAGCTAGTGTCTTTATTTCGCCTAATGCACTGGATATTGCACCGCCAACGTCTTCGGGTGCAGGACTCCAATCGGTGGCTTTGTTGCCTTTTTCTATTTTAAGATTACTAACGGTAAACCAATCTGATGTATCATATATGCTATAGAATTCTATATCCGTACCATTAGGATGAACTGTTCCTGTATTTCTTGTTACAACGGTCTGAAAACTTAATCTAGTTTTTTCTGTACCAATGTTAGTAAAGGTTTTCAAAGGGTTAAAATAAAGCTCGCCCCGCCTATTCGAACAATAAACTTGAATTCTATCCCCTTTAACCATTTTTATGTCAAAACTTATTGTAATTGTGTCACCGATATTAACTTTTTCTAAAGCATGATTGATATTGGCGTAATACATGTGTTCGGCACGATTACCAGTCCCTGTATACTTAGATAATTCCCCACCTTCAAACAAATTCCTATTCTCATACTCAAGCCCATCTAAATCAGCCCTAACTTTACTAACGCTAGTAACAACACCTTCTGCGGTAGTCTCAATCTCACCGACTTTCTCAGTTAATGAATTATTTATTAGGTCTACTTTCTTATCATCAGCTTTAAGACCAATAGCTTCCTCATTTTGACCGATACGGGTGCCATAATCATCTAAATAATTTATAATACCATTTTGATCTGTTGTATATTTGGTTATTCCTACATAGTTATTTAAACGATTGTCTATTTGTTCTATTGTATAAACAGTAGAGCCATCTGCTTTCTTTTCAATTTCCGAGAACATGTCCTCTGGTGCAGGACTCCAATCGGTGGCTTTGTTGCCTTTTTCTATTTGAACCGCATCAGTAAGTGTTTTCTCATCCCCTCTAAAATCTGGGCTATTTCCACTAGACCTAATCTGTATTTGGCGTGTCTCATTTGTAACTGTAAAAGTTACTTGAAGCCTTTCCCATCCACTAGTAACTTCTGCTTTTCGATCCGAGGAAGCAAGTGTATTGTTGTCTGCATCCATAATACGAATTTGGAGCAAAGGTCTATTATCTTCATTTGATAAAATCTGATAATATAAGCTAGCTGTATAAGTGCCTTCTTTTAAAACTATATCTTGTCTTAAAATAACATACCCTGTGCTTTCAACATAATTACTTCCAATATACCCATCTCCACTAACAACTCTATTACTATAAATGTCAGTAATAGATAAGAGCCAGTTGTCAGAACCTTGACTAAAATCGCCATTTCTTATATAATTCCTTCCACCAATTTGCAGATTATCAATCGCATGAACAAGTTGCCCATCCACATACTCAATAGGCGCTCTTTCCGAAATATCGTTAGCAATAGATTGCATTTTATTTTCATAAACTTCTTTTGCTACAGCATACAACTTCGCTTGATCTAATGCACTGTTAGCTTTTTGTTCGGACACTTTTTCCGCATAAGATTCAACGTCAACTTTAATTAATGCATCTTGTTCTACAGCATATTCTTTAGCATTTTTTTCAGCAGTAATTCCTGTTGCTTCAGCAAATGTTTTGCCATCCTCGAATACTTTCTCGTCTTTATTATCAATGGTTAATCTATCGTAGGTATGTTCAACCATTTCGTAATAGCTAACTCTATTTTGTATTTGCTTTTTTAGCTGCTCCCAAATGGCATGAACCTGTTCCTCTGTGTATTCGATAAAGTCACCTAATACAATGCTTTTCTTCTCATTTGATTTAATTGATCTTTCTTGTTCGAATACTCGTGCTTCTACATAAAGTGGTGGATTAAACGATGTATCCTTTATTTTAATCGTGTCACCAAATCTAATTTTTTCGTGGTCTAATCCCGGTACTTGTTCTAAATCAACTATTTCACATTCATATGTTACTTGCGTATTTATACGTTTATTTAATGCAGTACGTGTATAACGTCTTGCTTCTGTTACAGTCATTTCGCTACGTTCTGATTGAATTTCATATGCTTCAATTAAATGATTAAGATTACCATGGTCATCATACCAACCCCATCTTTCAAGTGCATCAAAGTCTTCAACCAGTACCTCAATTCGTGAACCGTCATCTTTTTCGGGACCTAATCCTAAAAGGGCTGTTACAACATCTTGCTTTTCCACACGTCTAATTCCAACTAAATCCTTGCTGAACTTGGACTCTCTACCTTGCCATTCTCCGATACGTTCTAAAAAGTCAACATAGCGACCTGTTACTTTTCTACCGTCTGTTTCAATACGGAAATGTAATTCAACATCAAACTCTTTAACGATTTCACGTAAATTTTCATACGGACTTATATGTTCATTTATATTTATCGTTATATCACCAGTGCCTTCTACGGTGCCGACTTGCCAACCTGTTTTATTTAAGGCTCTACCTGCATGTTGTGAGATTGTGCCTTTAAATGTATTCGGATATATGACATTTAATTTCTTTAATTCAAGATATGAAGCATGGGAAAACACCTGTACTTTTAAACCTTCCGTATCACGATATTTCGGTACTTCAAACATGACAAATTCACGATAAGAACCATCTTCATCTGAAATAATAACTCTGTTTCTCTTTTCTAAATGTTGAGAGTATGAACGATCTGCAAAGGCAATGAATTCAAATGTTTCAATATTATCTTCAAGCGATCGTTTATGACTATCGGTTATAATATCATCGCTAATGATATAATCTAGTATTTCGTCTGTTTGCCAGTCTAAAATATGAATCTGTGACATAGTATCCTCCTTTCTTGCAGGACTTTTGACCCCTTATGTCGAATGATGACGATAAGGGAGGTGAATAGAATGAAATTAGAAAACAAAATTAACTTAGATGACATAATAAAGTTATCACACATGGAAGTAATTAATGATTTGATCAAAGAATCAGCAGACGTTTTAACTAAAGGTGGTGTTCAGTCAAAAATTGATCCGGAAAATGTCGCTGAAGTTATTAGCGAACAATACAAACGACTATTCATAAAAGAATTCACTAAAAGATACTATGATACTATTTCTGACAAGTTTGAGATTGTAGATCGACTTGAGGAAATAGTTGAACAGCTAGAAGCTTCCCGTCTATAAAAACTCTCAACTTTTTGGTCACTTCTGTGACCTCTTTTTTTCTCATCAACTCTCCCACCCCCTCACAAATACCTGTTTCTAAACGTGACCTTCGTATTAAAACTATCCTCCGGTGTCACAATCAACATATTTTCACCTTTTTTGAGCGTAAAAAAAGAAGCACCAAAGTTTTTTAGATCCTTCCTTGATTCTCCATTTAGTCGTATGTCTTTTTCAGCATGATCAAATTCTATAACATCACCAGGATATAAAATGTAAGGTGTCTGATCTTCGACAATTCTTGCTAACTCAAACACTTCTACGCTATTAATTCTTAATCTAGCAGGATTTGGTCTGTCTTGGTATTTACCGATGAATAGCGTTATATATTTCAATTTCCCTTGATACAGGTTATTTACATCATTATAAGTAGCTGTAATATTGCGTCTGTGTTTTCTGTTGTACCATTCTGCAATATAGAAAGTGTACCTTTTCCCTTCTCGTTTAACGCGTAGATACATTAGTGTCGTTTCTCTTGAATCATCGTAGGAGTAGTTATGTTTACCAATTGCATAACCATTCTTAGAACCACTACCACGATATGGACCAACACGTCCTAAACCACGTCTACGTAAATAACTTCTATTATCATCTTTGATTCCTAATTTACCCAACATATTCATATTTTCATCATGAAAGTAAATTTCCATTCGGAAGTTTTCTTCTGGACGTCTTGAAATAATATCAAACGTTGTTTCAATTTCAAAATCTTGTAGGGTTTTTGGTAGTTCTTTCATAACAGCTGGTCCATGCATCCGATTACCAGTTCCGTAAGATTGGGTTCTAATCCCTGCATCATCGGTCATCATACTACCACTAACATCAATAAAATAATCATCTGTCATATCAGATGTTGGTAACCACGTATCGATCATACTTCCGTTTTCGTATAATACACTAACACGTTTATCAATAATTTGTTCGTGTCCATCCTCATCAACTGGTTGTCCAACTAGGTTATATTCATCGTCTTGATTTGACACCATCGCAAATGTAGTTTTTTTCGTAGCTTCTAATTCAAATATTGGATCTGCTTTAGCTGTACCTTGATTTTCAATAGTTACAATATCGGCTGGGAAGGTTAATGTTTTTTCAGGTCCATATGAATACGGATCAGCGCAAAGAAATGTAATTACCCCTCTACGTTGATCCACAAATTTACTAAAATCTTCAATGGTACCTTCAATTTCAGCGTAATATGTTCGACCTGGTTCATCATCAAATTCTAAAGGTACAGCTTCATTGGTGACAAGCCATGCTGCTAATTCATCCTTTAATTGGAGTGCATGTTCATCATTGTCAACAACAAATCCAATCGGCTGTGTAATATATAAAACATCTGTTTCTTTGCCGCTAACATAAGCACCAGCTTTTCCATTAACTCTAATTAAATTATTTCTTATTGGAGCAAAGGGTGACTTCTGCCTACCTTCCAATAAGTGAAGCCAAGGCTTTTTTTGTCCATTAAATGTCATTGATTTACGCAAAATTCTCCCTAACCCCCTTATTCCGATCTTGTATTTCTGTAACATAGCGTTCTATTGCCTGTCCTGCAACTCGTCCATCTATTTCACTTGTAACATGAAGCTCGATTACAAGTGGCTGACTGTCATTTGATTGTTTAGGCTGGTTTAATCGGTTAACAATTCTATTCGTTTCAGCACCCATATTTGTACCTTGAGCATATCCAGGCATATTATTTAATGCTCTTAAAATCCGTTTTGATTCGTTATGGGTAAAGACCTCATATCCTGCTGGTCTGTCGTACATGCCAAAATTAAGCATCTCCCAACGATTACCTAAACGACCTAATTCATAGCCTTCTTCTCCAGCCATAAATAACCCCCCCGGATGCCCCCCGGGAGGAGTACCGTCTTTATATCCTAGGCCAGCACCGCCTCCAACAGCTGTGTTAAGTTTTATTGTTCTGTTTAACGGCTTGGTTAATGCTCCATCTAAACTAGCTATAGAAGGTGACGGTTTTAAATTTATAGTTTTATTTATATCTTTGTCGAGTTCCTTATTCATCTTCTGCGCTTCTTTTCTACCTGCGCCAATCTTTTTATTTGTGTTATCTTGTTCTTTTCCGATGTTTTTGAGGTTATATTTACCGTCAATCAAAAAACGGTTACTCTTACCAAGAAGATCATTTCCTTGTTCTTTTTTCTTATTAGCTTCTGATTGGTAGCCAACTTCTTCTTTAATTCTATCCCTTACATCTTCATGTTTACTTATTGATTTATTTAAATGTTCTAATGTATCGTCATATAGACCTAGACGTTTTTCTTCTTCTGTCATGTTGGATAAAATTTCGGATCGCTGTTCCTTTAAACTTTCGATGGTCTCATCCAATTTTTTTAGACCCTCTCCTTTTTCAAAGTTTAGGTCAACTTCTGATAAAATTAGATCAGCCATTTGCGCTTCAATCAGTTGTAATTTTTCCAAGTCTTCTTTGTTCAAGTCGATCTTTTTGACAATTTCATCACGTTGTTTTTGTAACCCATCTATCATATCTCTAACTTCGCCAAGTTGCGCTTGATTTAATGCCACTCTTTCTTCTTCTAATGTTGAAATTTCATTATGGGTAAGTTTTTGATTTTGTAATTCCTTTTCAATTTCTTGGAGTCTGGAAACCCTCTGCTCTTCACTCATTAACTGTGCATCAGTTAAGAATTTTAATTCATTGTCAATAATAGCTAATTCTTCTCGTAATTTCGTTTGTTCTTTCATTATCTCTGCTTCACGTTCTAATGCTTTCGCACGCTCGGCTTTTAACTCAATCATGGCCATTTCATTTAAATTATCAATATATTTCTGTACTGCATCTGTGGATTTTACAAGCGCATTACCCTGTTTAGTGTAAGATTTCTCAACTTGTGGAGATTGTTCAATGATCCCATTATTAGCTTCAATTAGTCTTTCTATTTCTTCTTTAGTCATTCCGGACTTTTCTGCTAATTCCTTATATTCATCTTTTAATTCCGCAACTAAGGCTGGGTTCTGGGTCCTGTTTAGTTCGGATTGAATGTCCATCAATCGTCCGAATTCTTCTGTAGTTAACCTACTTTTCATATTTAATTCATTGTATTCATCAACTAGTGCTTGGAGTTCATCAGCCTGCGATCTATAAGATTCAGCTAGTTCGGTACTGATTTCTTTATTCTTTTTAGATTCCTTATGCAGTAAATAAAAGCCAGTAGCCAGCCCACCAATAGCAACCGTAGCTAAACCAACAGGACCTGCAGCACTCCCCATTAAGCCAATACGACCAAGTAGTCCTGCTCCACCAGCTTTCCCTAACATTCCTGCTACTTTACCACCTACACGTAATAGTCCACCCACACCAGTAACAAGATTACCCATTACTAATACAACAGGACCAACTGCTGCAGCAAATGCAGCCATTTTTATTATGTTCTTTTGAGTACTGTCATCTAATTCTCCAAACTTACGAACTAATTCAGTACCCCACTTAATCCCATCTGTTAGTGCTGGAATAATATGTTCAGAAAATGCAATACCCGCTTCTTCTGCAGCCGATCTAAATTCACGTAAAGCACCTCTAGCGTTATCTTCCATAATTTCTGCCATTTTTGCAGCTGCGCCTTCCGAATTCTCTAGTTCCTTGGTGTATTTTTCAAGTTCCTTTGAACCACGATCGAGTAGCGTAGACCATCCAGCAGTCGACTCTGAACCAAATAAAATAGCAAGGGATGCAGCTCTAGTTTTGGAATCCATATCGCCTAAACCTTTTTCAAGTTCTCCAACAACCTGGTGCATTTCTTTCATATTTCCATCAGCATCGAATACTTTAATTCCTAAATCTTTAATAAGGTCTGCTGCTTCACCAGTAGGGTTTGCAAGCCTTAATAATCCTTGTCGCAATTGACGTCCAGCTTGTTCCCCTTGAATCCCTGCATCTGACATAAATCCAACAGATGCAGCTAGACCTTCAATTTCTAATCCTAAAGTTGAGAAAACAGGTGCTGCATACTTGGCAGCTCCACCTAATTGTTCAACATTAGTATTGGCGCTTGCAGCTCCTGCAGCTAAAACATCAGCAACCCTACCAGATTCGCTCGCCTCATATTTAAACGCACTTAAAATGTTGGACGCGATGTCGGCAGAACGTCCTAAGTCCATACCAGATGCTGCAGCTAAATCTAACAGACCCGGCATACTATCTAGTATTTCATTAGTCTCAAATCCAGCCATAGCTAAAAATTCCATTCCGCTTGCTGCTTCTGTTGCACTAAAACGAGTAGTCGCACCTAAGTCACGTGCTTGTGATTTAAGTTTTTCAAAGTCCTCACCAGTTGCCCCAGAAATCGCCTGGACCTTTGACATACCTTCTTGGAAGTCCATGCCAACTTTTACTGCAGCACCACCTAAACCTAGAATGGGAGCAGTTACACGCATAGACCAAGAACGACCAAATGAAGTCATCCCTCGACCAATATCTTGCATTTTTCTACCTGTTTCATCTAAACTTTTACTTAATTTATTCCACGGATTGGTCTGTCTTTGAATTTCAGCAGTAATACCTTTTAGAGCATTTTCTGTTTTATTCATTTCAGCTTTAGCTTTTTGGTAAGCTATATTAGCCTGTTGTGTTTCTTTAGAATTATCACCGGTTGCCTTACGACTCTCTTCATAGCGGCGTCTTAATTCAGCGACCTGTTCGCGTTGAACTTTAAGTGTCCTATTTAATACATCTGCTTTAGATCTTAATTCTGTAACACCACGAGCAAATCCAGTTCCAGAAGAAGTAACGGCTTTTTGCTCATGCTTTAATCCTCTTAATTCTCTATTTACACTAGCCATCGATTGTTGAAATTGTGCAGAATCAAGAGATATTTTTGTTTTTAGATCACCTACATTAGCCATATACTCCCTCCTTAGAATAATTTGATTTGATCGATGTAAGTTTGCTCTTCGCTATATAAAGACAAATAAAAATGGATGTCCATCTCGTCTATTTGTCCGAGTGTCCATCCACTTTTTAATAGTGTTTTATATAAAGGTTTCATTACTTCGTTTTCCATTGTTTTTGCATATTCAATAAGGGAAGCACGCCTTTCTTCTGGCGTCACTTCCCCTTTTCGTTTCCCTCGTCAACTTCTTTTTTTGGCTCTTGCCCAGTTCTTACAAAAATAAAAACTTTTCCGAATGTACTAATCAATTCATAAGATTTAATTCCCTCTAGGAACTCGTCTATCGTAAACTGCTTACCAAAGACATCACTAACAAATCCTGCAAGTTTCTTAATATTTTCCACTGACATATCGTTATAATCAATTTCTTGATCATACTCCATCATTTTCAATAAAAACTTTGCAGATACATGTCCTGGGGTAAATGTTTTGTCTTCTCCATCAATTAATAATGTTAAATGCATGTTTTACCTCCTAAGCTTCCGGCGTTTCTTCGTAAGGTGTATCAAACCAATTATCAAAAATAGACTTGTCAATTTCTGAATCATCATCATCGGCATCATTTCCATATAGTCGATCAGATTCTCTACGAATAAAACGTCCTGTCGTTGTTGGAGTTTGAAATGCAGGTGTTTCTTGTTTTGTTTCGTAATTCGATTCTGGTAGTGTGAATTTCCCTTTATAAAGAACAACATATCGATAAGCGCCATTAGCTTTTTCTGAACGAAAAGCCAATGCTCCATATGGTGGTCTGTCATCTTCGCTATCAACTAAAACCCCATCGCTATTAATTTTCTTACCGAACATAACGGATTGTGATTTTTTGGACAAGTCGTCGGTTTGGACTGTAACTGTTGTGACACCTCGTGCATCCGCTGTTGCCGCAACCCCATCTTCTGCCCTTAGTTCAGCGCTATTAAAACTAGGTTGTACATTGGCTTGCATGGCCTTTCCGATTCTTATTCCAGTATCATAGGTTGTTTCTTCTTCTGTGTCTGTCAAAATAGGGAAAAAGTAAATATCTCTTAATCCAATAGTTGCCATTCATTATTCCTCCTCAATAATGTAAAATCTTAAAATCTTGTGAAAAAATTTAGTGTCAGTTTCGTACCTTTGATCTTCAAAATTTCTTTTAAATCCTGCTTGTTTCATAGCTTGTTTAATTTCTTTTGTTAACTGGATGTAGTCCCATTTCGTGAACAAGTCTAATTGAACATAATGAGTAACATATTGCTCATTATCATCAGTATCAAATGGGACAGGTGGCAAAAAGAAAAAGCGAATGTAAGTATCATCGCTTCCTTCGTAATCCTCAAATGCAACATCAATATCGACTGATTTTAGTGCATCAAATATTCTCTTGTTCATACCATCAACCTTTGACGTATCTTATCAGCTATTGCTCGTTCAATTTTCATCTTACTAGCATTAAAAGCTGGTCCCATAAATGGACGGGCGCGCATTTTAGAAGTTCCTACTTCATGGAAATATCCATAATAAGCTTTACCTTGTTGTTCTACATAAACCTCTGCTTCTCCATCTTTGACATCTGATATTTCAACATGCATTTCTAGGTTTCTTGTTAGTTTAGGCACTCGTTCTTTTGTGGCTTTTTGCATAACCTTTGCACCTTCAAGTACGGCCTCATCCTTGCCCTGTTCAACTTGATGGCCTGTTCGTTCTAATTTATCAATCAAATCATCTATTCCAATAAATTCAAATTCCATTATTCCACCGCCTTGCAAAAAACGGTCATTGTAATGTTTTGTCCATCGTCATTTTCGATTGATTCAATCTTATGTTCAATGCCACGCCATTTAATTTTTACATGTTTTGGCCTGATTCCATCCATGAGTATTTTTTGATAACGAACAGTAAATTCCCTATTATGTTCACGGTTAGTTTGTGCAGCTTCATAAAATGTTTTTCCTTTTAATGTTTTAAGTGCACCCCATGCCTTTGAATAAATATCAGTACCAGGTACAGGAAATCCATTTTCATTTTTTTCTAGTGGCTGGGTAAAAAGCAAACGCTGATCAAAATCACCTGGATTAATTGGTTTCATTTGAATCACCCACATAGCAGTAACGCAATTCCCTTAAAATACTATCTAATGAATGTGGTATCTCATAGGATGCATTACCAATCCTAAATGCTTGCCTGTTGTCATACCAATGTTCGACTAATAATGCACACGCTTGCTCAAATTGTTCTTTTGCATCGGCATTTGAAAAATCGATATGGCCAACTTTATTTTTAATGCTTATTTTTGCACGTTGATAAAAATTCTTTAAGTCGTTCTCTTCTTCATCGTCAAGGTAATCAATACGTAAATACCGTTTTAATTTTTCTAATTCTTCTTTAGTCATAACATCACCTCAATTAAGAAGAGAGCGATATTACTCGCTCTCCAACAGTGATTCGATATGTTCAATTACACCCTTACGTTTTTTGTCCTGTTTCTCCTCATGAAGCAATTGATTCAATTCATAAGGCCCTAGTTCGGATGTAATCGCGTTTTTAGTTTGCTGCACATTGCCATCAAGTAGAGAGGGTTGTTCTTTGATCTCTTCACCGACAAATTTTAATTTTTGAAGTTCTTTAATACGTGATTGACTTCCTTCATAAACAGAATCGATATTATAGACTTGTTTTGTATGCTTATCGCGGAAACGTTTAATTACTTTAACTTTCAAGTCACTCCACTCCTTTTATCCTTCTGGAATTTCTTCTGGTGCAGGTTTAGTAATATCAAGTTGAGCATAGACAACTGCTTCTTCATCCCACTTTGTTACATCCTCGCGTTGAATTGCTCGGAATTCAGTAGTATTTGTTCTCCAAGCCTGTCCACCTTCTTTAGTCATGTCGATAGAAAGTTGTTTTCTATCCCAAAGTACGACTGCCTCTTCTAACGCACCGATAATTACTGGAGCGAGGTTAGCTTCGGTTTTGATTGTCTTATTAGAAAGAACAACAACTTGATATCCGTGAAGTAATTTACCAGTTGGGCGTGTTGGGTCTGGCTGTAAAAGTGGACGTCCATTGCCATCTTCTAATTGGTCAAGGTAGTTAAATCCATCTTGGTTAGTGTAAATTCTTGTATCGTCCAAGAATGCAGGGTCTAATTCAACGTTTATAATTGTCTTAATACCTTTGTAATCATCTAACTTCTTTTTAACAAATCCGTTAACCACTTGTAGAATCAAATGGTTGTCAGTAGCTTTACCTTTCTTGCCAATCCAATCAATCAAATATTCTTCTAGTGCCTGGTCGGCATCATCTAGAACATTATTAGGTACTGGCAAGAATCCAGCATAATCTTCAATAGCATACGACAAACGGTCAAATTGCGGTGATTCGATTTCTTTCATTGCATTTGGGTCACCGTATTCACTTAGCGGTGCAAATGGTGTATGCTCAGAGCGTTTTTCTAGCGTTCTAGCACCTTTATTAGTAGATACAGGAACAACAGTTACATATTGCCTTAAATCGTCTCTAGATTGGCGCAATTTATTAATCTTAGTCTGAATGTCTTCAGGAATTATATAACCGCCATCTTCACCTTCTTTAGAAGATAAGCGAGCTTTATATTGGTCCATGATGTCTAATTCTTCATCAGTCATTGCTTTTCCACGAATAGCTTTGAAAAACAACCCTTTATATTCTTTCGCTTCGTCCTTCTTTGGTTCTGGTTGCATCTGTGCGCCATTGTTATTTACGTCTGGTAAAGTAATCCCTTGAAAATCTTTTTGTAATGCTATAAAGTTATCAAGTTCCGATTTCTTTGCCTTTGCTTCATCAAGTTTCGCGCGTGCTTCCTTTTGCTTTCCTTCATCCATTAAAGCTTGTGCAGCATCTTTTAAATCAGAAACATCTTGACGTAATTGTCTTTCACGATCTGTCATTCCTGCATCGGCAAATACACCTAAAGTATTTCGTTTCAAGTTCATTAATGCTTGTCGTAAATTTTTCATTATTTAATTACCTCCATAAAAAATAGACCTATAAACTTAACAGGTCTAATTCGTTTTGTATTTTTATTTTTTCTAACTCGTCATCCGTTTTGCTTTGCGGCTGTGGTTTCGGTTCTGACTTTGGTTCATTATTCGACTCGACTTCCAACAGTGACTTAGGCACATTTTTATATTGCTCTAACATATGAACTGCACTTGCTGCAATTTGTGTTTTTCCAGTCAGATTTATATTAAAGTATTCTGATGCTTGATCTGCATCTAACCAAACGTCAACCTCTTCAGTAATCCTATTCGTTAGAGTATCAATATCAATTCCTTCACGTAAGTTTTCCTTATAAATATTTGTCATTCCAATATTTATCGTGTCCAGATCATTGGCAACCTTACGCAATTCATCGGCATTACCCCATAACCCGGCTAATGGTTTATGAATCATCATAAAGGCATTGGATGGCATGTAAACTTCATCCCCAACAAGAGCGATAATAGATGCCATAGATGCAGCAACTCCATCGATATGAACAATTTTCTTGGCTTTGTTGCGCTTTAACATATTGTATATAGCTAATCCACTAAATACTGAACCGCCGGGACTGTTAATGTAAATGTTTAATTCGTCTAGTCCCTCTACCTTTTCAAGTGCTTCTTTTACATCATCCGGCATCACATCTGATTCGTCCCACTTCCAATCTGTGTTATCGACAATTTGTCCATAGATGTAAAGTTCTGCCGATGTGTCGGTGAGGTTCTTTACTGTAATAAGATTACTTTTATTCTTATTAATAGGAGTGACACTGTTTACAATTGGATAGTGTAGTTTATTTTTAATCATCCTCACCCCCTTTCAAATGGTGGTATATAAGTAATCGGAAGAGTTAATTTAGCTAACTTTGTATGCAACATGACTTCTCTAGCATTTCTATTTTCCCACCACCTACCAATTTTTAAGACTAATGAATCTGCGAATGGGTAACCATCCCACGTATTCCCATTTGTGATAATGTATGGTCGCTTTTCAATCCCTAGATGTTCCTTGATTCTTTTCCAATAAGAATCAGCTAGTTCTCTTCCATTCGCAATAATAATTACATCTGCATTAGGGTCACGTTCTAAAAAGGTTTTTACTCTCAATAAGTCGAATGTGTCTTTATCCATCATCATTACCCCCTTTCGTTGCTCCCGCTTTAGCAAGTTGATATTCATCTGCTATTTCTAAAGAAACGTGATTCAAATCGACACGATGCACGTCACCACCTTCTATAGCATTCTTTTCTTCAAATTCCCTAACCTCGTTTATAGAGTACACGCCTTCACCGAGCATAATTTTGTAAAACTCACCTCGTGTTTTGGTGTCAGCACGTAAAATCATATCCAAGTTAAAATTTAAATAGTATCTTGCTGACTCCCTTTCAGTAAACAAACCATGTCTAAATTCTTCTTGATACTGAACTAAAATAGGATTGATAGTGTTTTGTAAGAAAGATAGATTCTCTTGTTCGATGTTTGAATGAGTTGCCCTTTCTAAGTCACCTACCATATGCGGTGGAACGTCAAACATTGTAGCTATTTCATTCTTGTCAAACTTCATAGACTCGACAAATTGCGCATCACGTAATGGCATGCTCACGCTTTGAAATTCTAATCCTGCATCTAATATCGCTACTCGTTGAGCGTTATCTATACCTGTGTTAGCTTTTTCCCATTCATCCCTAATCACGTCTTTAGCTTCTGAATTTAACATTCCGGGAATCTTTAAGAATCCACTATTCGATGCACCATGCTTATAAAATTTACCTTTAAACTTTTGCGCTGCTTGCGAACTTCCGATAGCTTCACGTGCTACCTGTATAGGTGGTTTACCTTTAATTCCATCAGCAGTTAATGCTGTTAAATGAATTATGTCATGATAAGCTATCTTGACCTGTTTTCCATTCGGTAATGTAGTGACATACCATAGAAAATTAGTGTTAACATCAATAATTGGTTCAGTAACAGATGGATTAAGTAACCATAAAGCTTTTGGTCTGCCATCTGCTCCCCAATCGACATTTACATAAGCATTTCCCCAAGTATTACGATGCGTTTCAATTAAATGTTTAAATTTAAATGGACCTTGATAGGGATTCGGTCTATTTTCTAGTAATTTTGCTACCGCATGTGACCGTTCGCGCTCTCTACCTTTATTTGTTCGTTTAAACGTCTGAAACGGTAGCATAGCGACCGCATTAGCTTTAATATTCACACACCTATAAACAGTTGGTATGCCTAACGCTGAATCGACTGTTACCTTTTCACCGCTTGATGATCGATTTCCAAACATATTAATAAACCACGGGGCAGGATTCTTTAAATCAGTTGTATCTGATTCGTTCCTACTTTTTAATACACTTTTGAATAACACACTTAACCATCCCCCTTTCTATCGCTTGGCAAGGAAGACACCTATAACAATTAAAACAAATCCAGTTAAGTAGTTACCTGCCAAAACGTTCAAATTTACCACACTGATTAAGTACGTATTCACGATAATCAAACCTAATCCTGTAAAAATAAAAAAATCCTCCAACCATTTGGTGAAGAATGTCGTAAAAAAAGATAATATGAATTGTTTTAATGTTTGAGCCATTATTGAAAGTTCCTTTCAATAGCTTCATGTGATTTTTGTTGCTTGGTTACCTGTTTGTTAATTTTTTCCACTATAACATGACTATCTATATTGATTATTTCCGCCCCTATATCATCAACTTCTAACACTTCAACAGTTAATGTTTCATCGGTTATAAGCAAACCCTCTGATAAGTTTTCCTTTACATTTTCTTTTATTTTGCTTTTAATATCATCACTAACAATACCGTTAACTTTAATGTGCAATATTTTCATCTTTACCCTCCTACAATCCCCAATTATTTAAGAAATGACCGCTTAAATCTTGTGTAGTTTCTCCATGTATCGCTCTACTTAAAGCATTTATAATCGCTGCAGCTGGATCTATTCTTTCCGTAGATTTTTCTTTATCAAGCATTATGTTCTCTTGAGCATCCATCTTTGTTACTGCGTTACTTAAAGCCCAATGTAATAAAGGGTCATCAAAATGCGTTATATTCTTTCTATAAACTCCACTTCTAAATTCCTTTGTCGCAAATGATAAATATCTTAAATATTGCGGAATTTCTACCATAGTAAAACCATAGTTTTCTAAAATCTGCACTAAATGAGTTGCGTTCCATTTATCATAATCTATTTCAACGATATTATAGCCCTCGTCACGCATGTCTATAATATGTTGCTCTACATAGCTGTAATCTACAACACTTCCTGGCGTTGTTGTCAAATACCCTTGGTCTTCCCATAAGTCAAAACGGACATTATCCGTGTTCATTCTTTCGATTAATTTTTCTTCTGGCATAAAAGAATGCTGTTGTACAATGAATTTTCTTTCTGGAAGTTGGAATACCTTCCCTATGCTTGTTAAATCTGTTGTACTCGATAAATCAAGTCCTAAGTAAACAGGGTGCGGAATAACATCTCTTGGAGTAATAATAGCTGTTTTCCACTTCCCCATTTTCATATATCCATTAGGTTTTGAGTCTATCCATACATCCATATTTTTTGTTAAAAATGTACGCATTTTTTCTGGTTGTTCAAGAGCGACTTTTAATTCTGAACGAATTGCTTCTATACCTTCTTCATAAGTGGCAACGATAGGATTAGCCTTTATCCAATTTGATTCATCTTTAATATCATCGATAAGGTTCCCTTCATCGTCTTTATCTAATTCACATATAATAGCAAAATATTCATCGTTCTCTTGTGGCATATCTGGATCAAGTAATTTACTTACATATTCATATTCCTTGTAACACGGTAATGATAGATTGAACCCCGCGGTCGTAATGACGAACATTAAAGGTTCTTTACGTGCCACCATACCAGATGAAAGTACGTCATATATCTCACTAGTTTCATGTGCGTGATATTCATCCACAATACCAACAGAAGGGTTTTTCCCATCACCTGTTTTTCTAGCTTCTTTCGATAGCGGGATAATAACAGATCTATTCCTTAAAATTTCTATTTTTCCATAAGCTTCTTTCCACTTATCCTCTAGTAATTCACTTGATTGAATTCCTGTTCTTACAGCTTCATATACTTCTGATGATTGGTCACGTGTCCAACCAGCAATAAACGCTCGATGTTTCTCATCTCCAAAAAAGGTAATATAAGCTGACACAATAGCAAGAAATTGAGATTTAGCGTTTTTTCTCCCCAGTTGTATATAAACCTTTCTTATTTTCCTGGCGCCATTGCTTTTTTTCTTAAAACAAAAAATGTTAACTGCTAAAAATAACTGAAAATCAACTAATTCTACTTGTTGTCCAGCAATGATTCCTTCTACGTGTCTAAATTCATGAGCGAACCAATAAAAATCTTCAAGTTCGTTTTCGTCAAAATAAAAAGAACTGTCATCATTCTGACAATCCTCATAATCTCGTAAAAAACGTTTAACTGACCATATATGTTTTTTTCCAGCCTTAATATTTCCACTTAGTATGTCTTCGCAATAATCAAAAACTCTTTCCAACAACGTCATAGCCTACCACCAAAACGGCGTTCCGCTTCTGTTTTAGGTTTGTTGTCATCTTTCTTAGGAATAACCAACGACAAACGAGATGTAATTGATAAACCTAAATCACCCGCTGCACTTCTACATTCAGTAAACAAGGTGTTTCTAACTCTTTGTAAATCTCCATATGACTTGTTTGCAATAGTGACTTCCTTTAAAATTTCTTTTCCATGTTCATCAAGTTTACCAGTCTCTACTAACACTTTTTCAGTAGTTTTCATCGCACGCAAAGAACGTGTTATTTTAATATACTGGTCTCGTGAATCAATGTATCTCGCAAGGTTGTCTACATCTAAATTTGAAAATATATCTAACTTCACAAGTTCAACTGCTAGAAGGTCAAATTCTTCTTTTTGCTTTATGGTTAAATAACTTGGGGCAATGATATTATCGACATCCCCGCGCATTGACACTTCATGTTCTTCACGTTTTTTAATTTCTTCTTTTGTTAAATGATTTGATTTCCCTTTACCTTGAATAACCGAAAGTGGTTGTTTAGGTCTTCCTCGTCTACTCATCAATTACACCTCCTTTCAAAACTTTTAATAAACGGATTTTTGTGTGCGTTTATGGGGCAGACGCTCTACGGAAAATAAATTTAAAATTTTTCTACCCCGGGGGTACTATTTATGTTCCTTGTTGTGACAAGAGTGACAAAGAGATTCCAAATTGTCTAACTCTAATCGTTGATCCCAATCAGTCTTAACCTCTACAATGTGATGCACGACATCCGCCTTGACTAAGTGACCGTTAGACTTACAACGTTGACATAGACCATTGTCCCTCTCATATGCTAGCCTTCTTACCCGTTGCCATGCTCTGGACTTATAGAATGAATCAACGACAGGATCTCTTCCATACTTGTTATAGTTCCTCATTGTTTCACCTTTATTTTTTTCATGGATTTTACAGTAGGTTTTTCTAGTAAGATTTCTACAGCCTATTTCTCTACAAGGTTTTAATGGTTTTTGTTTAGGCGTTTCATTACGATTTACCTGCATTAATTTCACCTTGTTCAATCTCTGTCTTTAACTTGTTGTTCATGAACTGTAGCCTTCGTGATAACTTATTTAATTTATTCTTTTGTTTTACTTTCAAATCGGGTAGCTTTTTTCTAAGCGCACTTATTTCCTGTTGAATCTTTTTCATATCGTCATTTAAATAATATGAAGTATATTGTTGGCCACAATTAGGACATTCGATATAATGTCGTTCTACATTGCCAGGTAACTTTTCAATACCTTCTGTTTTTAATTCAGTGATATAGAAATCTTTTTGGCATCCATCGTTACAGTAGACTTTGTTATTCATAGACTAACTACCCCGCTTTTCATTTTTAATCTTCCAAGCAAATGCTTTAATTGTTAATACGGATGTAAAGTACATAAGCAATAAGGAATGCAGTATAGTTCTACCTATTGAATCTGTCATCACCAATAAGAATATGTTCCCTGGTATACAGATTATCATTAAGGAAAGCCAGAGTGATTCTATAAACATTTTGAATAAGTTTATTTCTATTGGTTTATATTTAATCATGATGAACCCTCCATTCTAATAGGAAGCCCCATATTGTTTTGTTTAACTTCTAACTCTTTCAGTGCAGCAGTTGCTTTCCTTGCTTCGCGTTGAACTGCTTTTAGTCCTTTTAATGCATCTGAACAATCAATGTCCACTGTTAGCGTTCCAATACTTTTAGGCTTCGGTTGTACACCCTTTTTTTCTTCTGCACCTTTAAAGCTGGGCTTATCCCCATTACTTCGCAAGACTTATTGTCTGCCATGTTCCCATCTCCTTTTAATTTTTTGTATATAAAAAAGACACCTACAATTAAGTAAGTGTCTTAAATATTACTCTCCATTTTCAACAATGTAATAGAAGTTATTAATGTCTATTTCAAAGTCTCGCTTCTCGCTCTCAATAGTGAAGTATTCATCGATAACTTCAATCATTACCATTGTTTGAACAAATAGATTTTCTTCTTCTTCTGTGAAGCTCATTATGTTATCAATATATTTTTCTTGGTAATCATCTATCATTTTATAATTTATAAGGTTTTTATCATCTGCTGCAACTGCCTCATCTATTTGTTTAACGACCTGGTTAGAATCTATAGCAAACTCCTCGCCTATATTTGCATGGATCGCTACAGTGTCATCCGTTTCCTCCACTTCAACTTCATCTGACTCATTTTCCTCAACTTCCTTTTCTTCTTCCGGTTGCTCTTCTGCACTACCTTCTTTTTCCAGTGTTGCGACTTTGTTTCCACAAGCCGTAATTAATAATAGTGCTGCAAACATTAATAAGTATTTTTTCATTCCATCCCAACCCCCATAATATGTTATGTACATTATCGGATAGTTGGTAAATTAATGCAATTTAATATTGTTCGTGCCTGTCAGCTTCATAGCTATCAATTGCCGCATCTGCGGCTTTATCGCTCTCTTCTTGCCTATAAACTAAGTAGTCATTAAACCTTGAGCTTTTTCTCCGAGCAAATTCAAGCGATGACTCAAACACGTCTCTACCAATGTTTGTTGCAAAAAATTCATACGATAACTCGTAGCAAATTTCAAGATCATCAACTAAATTTAATGCTTCCCTTGTAGTAAGTTCTGTTGTATAATGCATCAGTTCGTTTCTGACAATTATCAATTCATCTATATGTTTTTTTAACTCTTGTTCAATCTTTATATCAAGGATGTGCTCTATTCTTTCTATTGCAGAATTTAAGTTTATTGTGTGAAGTTTTGAGTCTGCCTTAAAGACGCTTGTGTGACCCTTATCTTTCATTTCCTTTCGGGCTTTAGCGTATCTATCAATATTGTTGAACAACAGCACTTCATCTTTATTGCTCAATATATACTTCATCAATATTTCAATTCCGTGATTCATATATATAACAATATCCTTCAAGTGATAGTCATGAATTTCTTCTCCAATGCGGTATTGATTAATTAATTCATGTGCAATTTTAAAAGAGTCACAACCATTTTTTAATAAATCAAACTTCATCACAACCAACCCCCACACTTTTAAATCAATTATGCTAGAGTTGGTAAATATTTTCAAATTATTCTTATGTTTTATTGTTTTTCTAATAAGCACTTTTATAATATTGCCTCCTTTACATAGAAAAAGACACCTCAATGTGAGATGTCTATAATATTTCTAATCAATAATTTCTGTTAGTTTTGTATTATATTCTTCTGCTTGTTCAGGTGTTAAATCGTAAGATACTCTTAATAATACTTTACCATTTAAATACATATATTCTTGCAAGAAAGCAACTCCTTCGCTAACAGATTCTATATAATCATGTCTTTCTTTTGCATCTTTATTACTTTCAAACACTTCCACAGTTCCCCCTACAGGATCCGTTTCTTCATCATATTGTTCTATCCTATCATCTGCAAAATTCACTTTGCTCGAATATTGATTTGGTCTACCCAATAAATCATTTGGGTCTGTCTCTTCTGTGTAAATAATCTCATTTTCAATAGGTAAACCTGATTCTTTTAATTGTTCAACAATTTCCTCTGCTGTCAATTCGGTATCATTCGTTGAACTACATCCTGATACCACTAGTAGTCCTGACACTAATAATAATAATAATATTTTCTTCACGCAATCCCCTCCTCTTGACATAATACGACAAAATAGTAAATAAAACCACCCATCGCCAATTTTACGATGAGTGGTTCAAAGGAGGGAAAAAGCTATGTCAAACTCAAACTTTCTCATACTACTATAATTACATACATTCCATGAAACTACCTGCCATTTTCCTGCCAAAAGTCTGCCATCATTTCACCATTGCTTTATTTATCCTATATGAGTTACCTATAAGTAGGAGTGTGTGTACCTCGCAGAACCTTCACAATCTCTATTGCACCAACACTTTATCCCACTTCCTGTTTTTGAGTTACACACTCGTCTTTTAAGAAGAACTAATAAGTGACATACGTTGTTTTTATAGATAATTCTGTAATACTAGCAAACAAAAAAGCACCCAATTGGATGCTTTCAGTAAAATATTATTTAATTATAGACCTTTAAATCTTTCCATTGCTTGATCTAAAGCATCTTGTGTTACTCCAATGTATCTAAGAGTTGTTTTTTCTTCCGTATGATTGAATATTTCCATAAGCATAACAACATCTTTATACTTTTGGTAAAAATGATAGCCGAATGTTTTGCGAAGAGTGTGTGTGCCTATACTATCAAGTCCTACGTATTCTGCAGCTTCCCTAAGTATTTTATAGGCCATGCTACGTCCAATCGGTCTATTCACTCCTTGCCTGCTTGTAAACAAGTATTCATCATCTTCTTTCCCTTCTACATATTTTTTAAGTTCTCTTCGAAGGAGTGGTGTCATTTGGATGTGTTTACGCTTATCCGTTTTCTTTTCTGTTATGACAAAGTATTGTCTGCGATTAACGTCACCCACACGAAGTGGAAGTATGTCTGAAATTCTTAATCCTGTATTTATGCCAACCATAAACAGAATATAATTTCTTTCAGATTTACTTTTGAGAAATTTTTTCATAGCATCTATACGATCCTGGTCCCGAATTGGATTGACAAAATTCACTGTTTTACTCCCTCCTTATAGACTTCTATTTTGAGTGCAAATGCTAACTTGTAAAATGCTCGTGATTTAATGCGATAATATTTTCTTTCGCTAAATCCCAATTCGTTATAAACTTCATAATCATAGACATCATCTCTGTTCAAGTAACGTTTTATTATGATCGTTCGTTCTTGATAATTTAACCGATTAACAGCTTTTCTAATTCTATTAATATAGTTTCTTCTTTTTTCTGTGATGTCGATTTTTTTAAGAGCAACATCTTCAGTTGTTGAATGAAATTCATTAGTTGGTGCAGCTGGTGCTAATCTGAATGATGCTGTTACTTTAGGTTCATGCTCTTCCGGATCCATAAGCAACATGACCTGATATTTTTCCAATGCTTCCTCTACATTCTTTTTTGTTGCATCTTGATCGATCTCAGGTAAAAATGTTAGCTGCATGATCATCATCCTTTCTTTAATAGAAATAAAAAGGGCACCAAACAACGCTATTGCGTCATTCAGTGCCCTCCAGATAGCTGGTAGGACTTATTTTCTCAGTTTGATTTCATTTTCCTTTAATTCTTTAGCGCTAATTAGCCAAGCTAAATACTGATTTCGTTTACTGTAACCTATATGTCTAATAAAAAGCATGAACAATAAAACAATCAAAACTGCTATTAGTTCAAATCCAATTTTTCTCATAATATCCGAGTTCCCTTGAATAAATAAATTAATTGCATCATCAAAATTTGAATCCTCTTTTTCTATTTTTAGATCTATCATTTTACTAGATAAATCATTAATAAAAGTCATAATAGAACCGATAGCTATGCCAATAATGGCAAATAAAGCAACGTACATTGGTATAACAATGCTAAAAAACACTTTTGTAAGAAATCCATGCGTTTCTTTATGACCTTTCAATTCATTAAGCAGATAAATTATATCTTCATAAGAATGACTTATCTTGATTTTAAAAACAAACCCCCTTTCATCGAATACCGTATTACCTACTAAATATTCTTTTTTAATACTACCCATATACTTATAAGCATCCTTTGAATTTCTCATTAATTCTTCTAGCTTTTTTTGTTTCATTTCTAAAACTCTTCTCCCTCATCCCACTTAACTCTCTTCACCTTCCCCTGGTGTGTGATAATTTTCGTCTCCCCATACTTCGGAAGCTTCGCAATTCTAGCTTTACCATCACACACCACAATGGCAAACGAGTTATTTTCTTCCATTATATCAACTTCTAGTCTTTTAGTCTTAGGATTTATATCTATATCTTGTAATCTCATAGCAGAACTCCTCCCACATATGGTATAATGAACTTGTCGAATGGGTGGGAGGAATCCTGCCTTTTTTATTTATTATCTTCCACAATTTAAAATTACAAGCCTTCTTTGGGCTAATTATTATGCAATTATCGTAATTTCTCCTTTTTCAATCTCTTCCGTTAGATTAAGATGGAGGTAAGTTTTAATGTTGCTTATTGCTTCCAACTTCCATGCACCGCCATCTGATTCAAAGAGCGCACAACGTGGTCCATTCTGCATTCTAAAAACAAAATCACTAACTGGCTGATCTACTTCAACAAACGATCTAAATGGTGCAAGTGATACAGGATTCGGTACTTCAACATTACCTACTGAAGCAACACCAACTTTTGCAACAACTGCCTGTGAAATTCCGTCATCCTTAACATTTTTGACGTTATCCTCTTGGATATTTCCTACAACTTTCAGCATAATGTCACGATCTTCATTTTTAACGAAACAGGACTGCAACTTGATATTAAATTCTTCTGTATCGTGAAAACTATCAAAAAGAAAATGTGGAATTAACGCCTCTGCTTTTACAAAGTAATCGCGTCCAGCATCATTGTTCAAAGGTGATTCAACTTTTACCTCTGTCGGACTTACAATGTGGACGATGAATGGATTGTCTGAATTATACTTTTCATCAAAATCTGATTGTAAATAATCGACTAGACCTGACAATGTATTTACAACAAATGGACCTGCTGTTGGTTTTTTTATCAGATGTAATTGCTTGTCTGAAAAAGTTTGGTCATTTTCCTTGTGAATTTCTGCTTTCCCCATACCCACTAAGTATTTCAATGCATCTTTAATCATTTTTCATTCCTCCACTTTTTTTATTAATTCATCTATGCAATTGGAGCATAGCTTTATAGAATTATTGTGTTGATCCCCGAAACTTATAAATAATACATTTTCAGATGAACTGCAATTTATGCATTCTCTATACCTGTTATCCTTAATGACCTCAATCAATTCGACTGTTCCTTCAAATTGATAACTTTTTCCCCAACATCTGTTGAAACATCACCATCAACGTCAATAAATAACTGGTCTTTTATTCCGCTTTTTAATTCTTGGCCAATTATATTTCCATTATCATCAGCACCCATAATAAGCTTAGTTTCTGCTTGTTTTGCTGGAAGTAACTTAGATTTAACTACAACGGAAACATTACCAATATCCCTGCTTTCATCGCCATGGATTTTTACATTAACTGTTATCGTTCTGTTTTTCGTGGGATCGGTGTTAGGATCCGCAATGTTAGTTAGAACCTTTTTCAATTCCTCGTTAAACCTAGCAGCTAATGCCCCCTCTGCAAAACCATTTAAATCAACCATGTAAGGATTTCCTTCATATAAATCATTTATATTTTTCAACTTAATTCCTCCTGTCAATCCCGTTTTAATAATATCTTCAATTGGCATCATTGCGCCGCATTCTGGACATTCATAGATGCCCATATTCCAATGTTCCAACTCACTCTCACCACATGCGGGGCAAATGTTTTCCATGTCTTCCCTCCTTCACTTAATAATCGAACTGTGAATTAGTTAATACCGTAATATTCTTTAATTCTTTTTAAATTGGGATGAAAATGTTTTTCTAAATCTTCTAAACTACAAACAAACTCATATTCTTTTCTGAAATCATCATCCATATCGAATCGAGCCCTGTAAAAACACCTTTCTGATTCTACGTACCAGGGCAAAGTATATGCATCATAGGCTGGTTCAGAAAGATATACTACTTGATTGTCAAACCCGTAAGAATTACATTTTTTAAGTCCTGTTATTAAACAACTGTCGGGCGCTTTATCAAGGAGTTTTTCAAATTCATCTGCTGTTAACTTTTCATTTTTATTTATCATTCACCTCTACCCTTCTCCTTCATACCATGCACTAGTTAATTCTCTATTTCAGTAACATCTATATCTTCAACAGATGGCATTTCTCCTAAAAGATCGTAAGTTTTTTTCTGCATCTCCTTAATCATGGTGTCAAAATCATGTTTTTTTATGATGCGTTTAATCGATTCACCTATTGTGTAGAAATGTTCGATTGTACCTTCTTTTGTCGACATCAACTGAAATGCGACTAAATTCACGGGAACTCTCATCAACATTGCACCACTAGTCACCTCTGAAATGTTGATCGTTTTTCCAATTGGGATAGCACAAAAACGGTAATTTCCCACTTTTATTTCATGACCAGCTGCAGGCATCCACTTTTTAAATGCTAAATAAAATTGTTCCGGTTGATCATTCACTGTAATTTTCATAACTTACCCCATTCCCCCTTTTTCGTAGAATTATTTTTCAACCAGTCTACACAGCAGGTAAACTAAACCTCCACCCACTAAACCGAAAATCATCCCGTAAAACAAACCGATCAAAAATTCCATATCATTCATCCTCCCTATCCAAACAGCGGTGACAAGTAAATTTCCCATCTTTCAAACCACCATCATCCGCAAAATCCTCACAAACCGAACAACTTTGATAATTGTGATCCTGATTAAAAATCATCAAAACCAACTCGCATGTGGGCTCTCCACTTTTCTGTCTTCTGCTATGATTTTTATTTTCAACCGTTTTTCATAACAATTTTCACAGATGCTACTACGTTTATTCCAAGTTACAATTGCTTAACAATCGACACATCTTTTAATAGATTTCACCGTGCTACCTCCTTATATTTTGTGGTTCATAAACATACCGTCTGTTTTCATATTCAATAACAGTTGGGACATTTTTCTTTATTTTCAAGTGCTTAATCGGTTTTCTATAGTTAAGCTTCCTCACAATTTTTCCTTCTCTAGCTTGGTGAAAAATTGCTAGAAAAATTTCATCCGGATCCCTTTCATATTCAATTGCAATTTGTTCAATGCTACAACCCCTGTTCCATTTTTCGCTGATAGCTTCAAGAGCATGCCTTTCAAATACTGGTTCTAATTCCTCGTTACAAAAAACATAATCCTTTCCTTTTTCGATATATACAGGACCGTAACCCCTCGTATTCATTTTGCATTCAACATCTTTCTAGTCTCTTTAACTCCAGGAACAAATTTATCAGCAACAGCACTTTCTTTATTGTGTTTCCACCAGTTATCCCATTTTCGTTTTGTTTCAGCTTTTGAATCATTAGGTTCAAAAACCATTACGCTTTTCATACCTTTTAAAATATCCGTTTTCATTTTCTGAACCCCCTCATACGATAATCAGGACCTTCCACTTCTATGACTTCCGTTCCGTCCATCATTCGCGATAAGTTTCTAGAATTGACCTTTTCTTTCAGCTGCTCACCAGTGAGGTTAGTTGTATAAATTGTCGGTTTTCCTGAGCGACTATCAAGAACTTCAAACAATTTGGTATGAGTCCAATTGTCATCATCTTTTCTGAGATTTGTGTATTCAGTACCTAAATCATCTAGTACAAACAAATCGACACTTTCAATTAAATTCAAAATATCAGCCTCATTGAATCCAGTATTTCCACTGTAGGTTTGTCTGATTTTTGTTAATAATTTTGGTACTGATAGAAATAAACAAGTAACCCCTTTTTGCATTAATTCTTTCGTTATGGCTACAGCTAAATGACTTTTTCCTACGCCATAATCGCCGACCAGTAATAGATTGCTAGATTCATCTTTTTTAAACTCTTTGGCATATTCCATTAGCTTTATTTTTGCATTTCCTAAATCACTTGTAGGTGGCTTGTATGTTCTGAATGTTGCCGTTTTTAATGACTTATTAATTAAGGAATTATGATCAAAAATACGATGGAGTCTTTTTATCCTATTTTTCTTTGCTTGCTCCATTGTTTCTTTTACAAGCTGTATATCCTCGCATTTACAGCCATAATCAGCTATCGTTTTTTCACCTTTTAATGGACCAATAGGAATAATCATTTCTGTTTGCTGAACTAATTCACCACAACCATCACAAACAAATTCTTTAATGATTTTTCGCTCTGGATTGAAAACAAAATCTTTAATAGCCTGCATGATCAACCCTCCTAAAATCCGAGATTGTATTTATATTTTTCGCTTCTGGCTTCTGTGATAGGAGTTACTTTTGATTTTTCACCTTTATCTCTTTTCACCTGCATGACCAAAGTGTCAAATTGTTTTCTTAATTTTGCTGGTGAAAGGATATTTGCATGCCAAAATTCATGAGTTTGTGTCCAATCAATCAAATACTCAATTTGCTCTTCCGTTCTCTTATCACGTTCGCGCATCAACCGAATGTCATTTGCCCATTTATTTAAATTAGGTTTTCTGTGACTTGGGTTATTTTCACGAATTTTATTAAAAAACAATTCTGCAAGACGCATGTCGCAAATTTCAAATTTGTGACGTTTATTATTATTATTCTTACATTCTTTCATTCTTACATTCTTGTTAGTTGTCAGTTGCTTGTCATCTGTTTGTCGGTCGCTTGTCGCTTTCTTTGTCGGTAGGACTTCTTTCTCTTGAAAAACTCCCCAATTAACAATAGTTATAAGCCTATTCCTGTTTGTCGATTCGTTTGTCAAAAAACCGTACTTTTCGAAACGATGAAGGGCAGTCCTTACATTCCTAATTGAGATCCCAATTCCCGCCATTTTCACAATAGAATTAAGGCTTGTGACAAATTGTCCTGGCTTTGCTACATACTTTTTTCCTTTCCATTCCCATTGTTTTTCATCGTGATTAGCCATTAATAAAAGTGTTATTAAAATTGCTTTTTGCTCTGGACTTGATTCTGTCCAAATAGGTTTATTAATTAATTCACGATGTAACTTTATCCATCCTTGCATCGAAGATCTCCCCTCGCTGTTTATGTACGTTCACATATCGCAAAACCATTTTCTTCACGTACAAATAAGTAATCGGGATAGCGTTGTAAATACTCTTTAATATTTGACTCTATTTCCTTTTTGTCATGTGACTGAAAGGCCCATTCTGGCAATAGAACTCTATGAATTATTCGCAACTGCTATCCCTCCTAAACTACCAAATTATTAAACTGAAATACTTTGAAACGCCTTCATACACTTGCTTTTTCGAACGAAAACAATCATGAGAAATACCCGTTTCCACTTCGTACAATCCAAATTGATTTAATAAAACCGTCACACCTCCTAGATCAACTACTTTTCCAACTTCTAAATTTGATATTTTATTAAAAATAGGATCTTCTATTGCTCCTAAATAATCATAAATATGTGTTTGTTCCATCACGAACCTCCAGTGGTAAAAATGGCTGGATTGATGTATAATAAAAATATAAAGATACACGTGTTAGGTAATGCTTTGGTCGGCTACTTAACACTTTTTTTATGTTCTTTATCAGGATCGAAATATCCAACTGCAAATAGAAAAGCAAGAATGATGCAACCTGCAGCTAAAATTTTATTGTCTTCTCCGAAATAAAAAGCTCCCGCGAATGCTGCAATAACTAAACTTCCAATTGTATTAAGCATTTTCAACCTCCTAACAATTGCATAATGCTTTGCATAATATTCAGACCATCGACGCCACACATAAATGCTACTAATACTTCTGTTGCTTGCGTATTTGATAACCAAGCTTGTACGATTGATAAAGTAGGTTCTTTTGAACCACTTTCATACTTACTAATATCTGATTGATTCACATTCATTTCGAGAGCGAGTTCCTCTTGAGTGAGCCCTTTTCTTTCTCTGCAAGCCCTCAAAATCCCGCCATATTTTTTCATCATTTGCCTCCTTCCAACATGTCCTTAATAAACCAATAGTCGGCAATAGATAAACGCTTTATATCATATTCCTTGTATCGTTTGTTATATTGATATACATAGATCAAACTTATAGTAGAAATACCTATCATTATGTGATTCTCCCAGTCTTGAATTTCAAACTTCTGTATGTCTGATAGATATGGGTCTTCGGTGATAGAATCAACTTTTTCTTTAATTTTTTCAACTAAGTCTGACGGTACCAATTTTTCAAGAGCCTTATAATCGATTTCAACTGCCATAATTAAGCTCCCTCCAACAAAATAAATTCATTTTCAAGTGCAATTGGGCTAACTTGCCAACAATCACCTTCATGGTCCACTACGCTATATAAAAAATCTTTTTCACAAATGTCATCGACAATGACTTCCTTTAGAAAACTAGGCTTACCTTTTAAATTTACTGGAACAACTACATCACCAATACCGAATTTGAAACCTTTTACTTTAAGCAAACAATCACCCCCTTACAGCTAAAATGCCCGCGATAAGTATTATGATTAAAATTAACAGACCGAATAGTCTTAACAAACCCAGCATGAAACTAAATTCTTTCATCAAATTTTCCTTCCAACAAATTGAAAAATGTTTAAAAAAATTGTTTTTTTCTATCCATAAAATTTTCTAGCGTCTGTCCACGCATTATTTTTTACCACTCTTCCATGATTTGCTTCATAACTTCCAAACTTTCTTTATAAAACCAGTAACGTTTACCCTTTTCTTTCCTACGTTCCAAAATTCTCATTCGTGGATCATGAAGGAACTCCTCTTCCAGGAAAGATTTACTCATGCAAGTTTGTTTAATCATTTCATTTACGTCCCAGGTGAATAATGTTTCATGCAAAATTTCGTCTAATTTGTTATTGATATACTTGCGAACTTCTTTTTGATCAACGTCTACATGAATTTGAGCCAAAGACATATGCTCACCCCCAATTCTCTTAGTTTACATAATCCCTTATGGTAAAATGCCCCATGAACTAGCTGAGATAAAAAAACATTAAATAAATCTAATTAATCCATTTTTCTATCCAGTGCAATAGGTGTCATTTCTACATGCATATCCATTAAAAGTTTTTTTGCATCACGATATGTGAAATCGTTAGCAGAAAGTAGATCATAAATGCTTTTTTTAAGCATGTTTTCTCTATCTGTTTTAGTCGTAACTTTTGTTGCGACTTCTTTTTTTTCCATGTTCATCCCTCTCACCTCCCCTTATTCCAAATTGGAATAGACTGCCCATCGATTAAGATTTACAATTTAGTTAACCACATGGTTTGTATTAAGGCCCCTATTTAGTTCACTTGTAGTTAACTCGATATTAAAAAAAATATCGTCGGGTTTAGCATTAAAAACTTTAGCTATTTTTACAGCTAGTTCATAGCTTAGTTTTCGTTTACCATTTTCAATCATCCAGTAGTATTCCTTTGATATTCCGACTTTGTCAGCGACCTCTTGATATGTTAATCCTGCTTTTTCACGAATTAATTTTAATTTTTCTAATACCATAATTTCACTCCCTTTTGTTAACTTGAGGTTAATTACAGTATAGTTCACTGGTAGTTAACTTGTCAAGTGTTTTTTTAAAATAAGTTTCTATTTAGTTAATTTTACAGTTATATCCTTTGAGTTACCTAATAGTTAACTTATAATATAAATAGGAAACGAGGTGTTAATAGTGCTAGGAGACCGATTAAAAAAATTGAGAAGTGATAAACGAATAACGCAAGAAAAGTTAGGTAAAAAAGTTAATGTAACTAAAGTTTCAATATCCGGATATGAAAATGGAAATAGAAGTCCTGACACTGAAACACTTCAGCGCCTTGCTAATTACTTTGAAGTTAGCGTTGACTACCTCTTAGGCCGAACGGATAATCCAAATCCACCGAATAGCGAATTCAATCCAATGGACGAAATCAATCGACTTATTAAAGAATACGACATCGATCAATCGGGATTTTTTGACATAGAGAAATGGAAAGCAATGGGACCAGAAGAAATAAAGCAACTAGAGGAATATTTTGAATTTATAACAAGCAGAGCGAAAAATAAAAAAGATAGCTCTAAATCATAAAATAACCTAAACATAATTAACTAACATCAAGACTAACCACACCAAGAATTTATTTTGGTGTGGTTTTCTATAATCATGATATAGTACTTTTGAAACCTGAAGATTTGACTACTCAACTTAGTGAATAATTTAACATTAAAAAATAAAGGAGTTGCGTTAACTATGAAAGTTCTATTTTACAGTTTATTCGATATTTCTCATGAGGAAGATAAAACTACGCCCATTTTTTTCCATGATAAATTGGGTTCAGACGAACAAACAAACAGTGACATTCGAGATGTTATTGAATTCGCTGATAGCACGATACAAGAGGCTGATGAGTTAACCAAAGTTAGAGATTACTATTTTGAGTCCGAAGACGCAGAGGTCATTTCCCAAATCAAAAAAATTCTAAAATTGTATATCGATGAATCCTTTTTAGACGAACGTATTAATGAAAAACTATTAACTATTTCTAAACGTTATGCTCGTGAGGAGAAAGATGTAATAGAAAAAAAATCACAGTTAAATACTCCTGCCCCAAGCAATCTCTTTTATGTTCTAAGTAAACTTGAAGATGACAATGAAGAGGAAGGTAGATTTCATTTTTTTATAGCAAAAATTGAAAAAAGTGAATTTTTACATTCCGAATCTGATTCATCTAATAAGATATTTAGATTAATTCAGGGTTTACCTCACAAATCTGATGATAAGAAAAAATCTGATAAAAGCTGGAAAACCGCTAGTATCTACATATCTTATCAAGTCGATAAAAATGAAGAAGCAATTTTAGATATAGAACGAGTTATAATTTCTGACACAAATAATACTATTGCAGTATACTGGTCAAAAAATTTTTTAGAAGCAACAGAAGTAAACGACGATGAAAAAAATACTTTATCTGCTTATAATGAAGTGAGGAAAATAATTAATAATTTAAATCGTAGCAAAGACAAAACTCCTCAAAGAGCTGCAGATGTTAATCATTTAACAAATGCGTTAAATTCATATTTCTTAAATAATGAAGCCTTCGACTTTGAAAGAATGGTAGAATCAGTATTCAGTCCATCTTATGCTCCTGCGTGTTCTAATCTTGACATGCAATCATTACATAATAAAGCTGTTAAGCTAAAGGATTCCGTTAAATTCGATAATAACTTTTCTATTATACCAAAAGTTGTGGAAGATAAGGCAAAACAGACTATTAAAATATCGGACAAAATTGATATTCGAGTCAATAAGCACTCAGATGATTTAAATGATATAATTAGCAGTGAAGTAGATGAATTTGGCAATCCTTTTATAAAAATAAAAGTCGATAGTAAAGAAAATGAAGCCTATATTAAGTTTATTAATAGAGAAACTATAAAAAGTTAATTTTTCAATAATAATTTGATAGAAAGGAGGGGTTATGTGAGCATAATAGAAAATTTTAACGAATTTAATTATTCCATGAATTTTAAAACAAAACTAGAATTACTAAATATGCAGAATGTAATTGAAGTTTTTTTAAATACGAAACACGAGAAGGATTTAATTAACATAGAAATTTACGATTATTCTTTAGCTGATACTGTATACAATGAATCTAATATAGATTCATTTGACTTTACTTCATTGTCTACAAATATAGATGAGGATAGTGAAGAGTTTCGGTTGAAAGTAACTATAAAGAAAAACAATTTTTCAATTTACTCAGCTGAGAAGTTTCTTGAACATATTGATGAACTTGAATTTAAGCACATATTAAACAATTTTAATACATTCACAAAAACTCCTCCCGAAAGTTTGTATATTGCGGAAGCAAAGAATCAGTTTCATAGCACTCTTTTTAGTGACGCAAAAAGCAAAATTAACCGAGAAAAATATATCTCACAAATGGGAGATGCTGTAAATGCATTCGGATTTCCATCACACTCTTTATTGCCAAATGATTTTGATTTGAACTATAAAGATTTATCAGGGGAAAATTATGATACAATCAGAATCTTTAAATTTCTAAAACAATTACAAGGATTATTATCACTCTTTTACCTATCCGATTTTATAGAATTAGAAAAAAACAAAATTACTCTTAAAATAAATAATACGTACACACTTCGATCTCATTTCGACTTCGGAGAATTATCTTTTTCCTCTTTTAAAGTAATTGATGAATTATATAAAGTGTATCGATGGGTTTATGAAAATGAGAATAATGAAAATATCCAAGATAAATTGGAATTAGCCAGAATTCAGTTAGCAAAGAACATTTCATTTGAAGATAATTGTTTTCATATTGAGACAGAAAATATTATGTCAAACTTACAAAGTATGTATAAGATTTATCTTAAAGAAAATGTAGACAAATATATAGAAGCTACAAATAAGGTTGCAGAAATAATATCAGATATGACATTTAGGCAAAACGAAATTACATCTTCATTTACTAATTCACTAAAAACTAACTCAACCCTGTTAATTGGTTTTTTTATTTCGTTAGTTGTTTATAATAATTTGGCTGCGGGAGAAACATCAATATTTAATGAATCAAACTTTTTATTAGTAATTTTATTTACTATAATTTCTGGTGTATCTTTAGCCTTATCTCATCGTCAAGTAAATCGTAACTTGGACAGATCAATTGGTTATTATAATAAACAAAAAGAAATTTACCAACATCTTTTTTCAAAAGATGATATTAAAAAACTTTTCTCAATTGATTATATAGATACCTTAGAAAAGAATGTAAAGACTGATCGTAATCTGTATACAACAGTATGGATTTTAGAATTGATAACAATATTCTCCGCTTCTTATATTGCAACCTATTACCCGAGTTTTTTTATGTCGGTAATCAAACTTATATCAAAATTATTTAGTTGATACTTTTCTGCTAGAATGTTGGTGGTAGTAAGAAGCACTGTAAGTGAAAATACAGATAATTTAATTGTTGAAAAACTAGATATAAACATTGATGAAATAAGCGGTCATAGTTCAAAAGAAATAAAAGCAGATGAACTAATTGCAGAAGGATTTGAAATAAAGGTAATAAAATGA